TTAATTATATTTAATTGCGATAAATTGATGATTCATTTCAAAATCTTTCAATTTTCCATCATTGATAAATCTCAATGTTTTGTCAACATCAGTTTTAATGGTTTCTAATGAACTGATAAATTCGTCATCATCAATTCGGTCTGAAACCGTTAACGTTTCAATATATTTATTTACGTATGGTGATAAATGTTCCGTTACCATGTGAACTAATTGAAATTTTGGTCCAAGAATAGTGTTACCATCATCAATTTCAAGTAGTTTATCATATAAAGTTGCAGAAGAATCAACTAAATCTTCTAATACCGTTAAAACTTCTTTATTTGTTGTTGAACAACGAACTGCAAAATTGATATCATTTAATACTTCAAATAAATCAATACTTGTATCTTTTGTTTCTTCTGGTGTAGATTTATATTTTTTAAACATCCAAAATCCCATAACTGCTACTACCAATACTGCAATAACTCCTAAAACTTCCTGCATTACCTTCTCCCTTTTTAAATTCAATACAATTTTAACATATTTTTGCCTATTTGTAAATCGTTTTATCTTAACTATACTGCTTTATATAAATAATTTTACTACATAACAATGATAACATAATATGAGCAAAAATGCAACAAAAATAAAAGAAATCTTCACTAACGATGTAATATCACAATTAAAGAGTAATAAAGATTTACTTACATATGATTTATTGACAGAAATTCGTTCATTTGGGAACTCCGGTAAAAAACTAGCTTTTGAATTACTTGATATGTCAAAACATCAAGAAGGTTACTACCAAAATTCTTTCGGTGATAAAATATCATATAAGGGTATTATCACATTAAAGGGTGCGAATGTAAAGTTAGATTTGTTGCCTATCCATGAAGAAGAAATTCAAAGATGTATGGATGATATTCATTATTTTATGGGTAATTATTGCAAAATTGTGACTAAAAATGGCACGAATTATCCTGAATTACGTCCATATCAAGTTGAATATTTAGATGCGATGGTTGATGAAGAAGCTGTTGTAAGTCTTCAATCACGACAGAGTGGTAAATCAGTTGTTGCTGGTATTTATTTATTATGGTTAGCAATCTTTAAACCTGATATTTTAATTGGTATCGCGGCAAATAGGAATTCATCTGCCAAAGAGATTTTAAACAAAATTAAAAATATTTTCTTAGGTTTACCAATTTGGATGATGCCTGGTGTGTTATCTTGGAATAAAACATTTGTTGAATTTGAAAACGGTGTGAAAATTTTAACAGATAGTACCAATGGGGATAGTTTTCGTGGGTACACAGTAAATTGTTTATATTTAGATGAAGTTGCATGGGTAAAGAATAGTTCATGGGTTGATTTTGAAGATGCAGTATTCCCCGCACAGGGCGCACTAGCATGGAAAAAAACAATAATGACCAGTACGATGAAAGGGTTAAATCACTGGTATGACATAGTAAATAAGGCTAAAAAAAGTGATGAATACCACTTCCATGAAGCTAAATGGAGCGAGGTACCTAGATATAATAAGCAAGGAGAAGAAATTTCCCCTGAATCTTTTATGGATTCTGTTATAAACAAGTACGGTATTTTATATTTTAATCAGAACTATTTAAATGAAGCTATTGGTTCATCACACACCTTAATCAGTTCCGATAGGTTGAAGTTAATGGAAAGTGCTGAAATTGAAGAAATGCGTGATGGAAAATTAAATATTTATGAATATCCAATCAAAAATCATAAATATATATTTACAGTAGATGCAGCTAAAGATGGCCAAGATGCTTTTGCTGTCCAAATTGTTGATATCACGGATTTTCACTTTAAGCAAGTTGCCACAGCTAAATTACAGATTGATTATTTATTAATGCCTGAATTTATTAATGAATGGTGCGAATTGTATAATAATCCATATTTAATTATAGAAAATAATGAAGGAGCTGGTCAATCAATTGCAGACCAAATGAAAAATGATTATGAGTATGAAAATCTTCATTATGATAAAGATGTAGGGCGGAATAAAAAGAAAAAATATCCAGGGTTTAGAACAACAAAGAAAAGTAGAAAACAGATACTTCAAACTCTAAAATTATTTATTGAAAATAAAAAGATAACTATAAACGATTCATTAACTATTAACGAATTCTTTCAATTCATATTAATTAACAATAAGTATCAAGCTGATGATGGTTGTCATGATGATATGATTATGTCACTAGCATTAGTGTTTTCACCGTTTGTCAATTCAAAAAACTTTGAAGATATGAAATCACTAGTTAAAAACCTTTACAATGATGATTTATCCGATGAAGAAAAGTTTAATTTTGGTGATAATTTAGCTATTGGGAATTTTGATGATGGTTCAGATGATGACGATAGCACATCACCCAAAACATGGAATGGTTATGCAGTTGAGGATGGTGGTTCATACATATAATATTACTACTATGTGTATGACCGGTATTCAAACGATTCTTGTATAAACTCAAGATAGTAAAAGTTCTCTACTAAAATATCAAGTTTATCATCCTTAATATCTTTAATATCTATGCCTCTAGCTTTAAATGCATTGATTATTTTCCAACCAGCCCATTTCGGGTAATCTTTTTTAATTATACCTTTATAGCACCCGTATTGAATAATCGGGTTTTTAAGCTTTTCATGTAAAAATGTGTCAAATTGCGAGTTTCTAAACAAAATAATTTTCCTTTTTACTTTTATTTATCACTCACAAAATGTTTGATTTTGATATTATACTCTACGAGCTTTTACTTTATGTTTACCCATTTTAATTGCTTTATTTCTTGACTTTTGATAAGCTGCTATTTTTGTCTTATTCGCTTTATAAGTACGTTTTCTTTTTGCACGTGTTTTACGGTTGTTCTTTTTTCTTTCTGAATTAGATTGACGTAATTTTGATTTAGATAACTTCATATATTTACGCTTTTTGCGGTTCATATTTTTAGCTTTTAAACGTCTTGAAATAGCTTCTTCAAGTTCGTCTTCAAGTTCATCTTCAAGTTCGTCTTCAAGTTCATCTTCAAGTTCGTCTTCATCATATTCTGATAATAAATCTAAGATATCTTCATACATTTCCGCTCCAAGAGCTTCAATCATTAAATTTACTTCATCAATTGTATATTCGTCATCCGGTTCGATGGGATTTCCGTCAATATCAACTGCGTCATCATCAAAAAAGTTTTCATTTAGAAAATACCCAAAATCATCAATATCTTCATCAGACATTTCCACTAGAATTCCATTAATTTTTGCTAATAATTCTTCATTTTCCTTTAAGAATTTTTTAAATTGTCCCATTTGTATTCCTTTATTAAAAAGTTGATAAAAAAAGCTATAAGCCTAGTTATCATTATTTATATTTTACCATCCTTCTAGTGTTTCAGTAGTTTTATTTATGTCCCAATTAAGTGGTGAAATCATAAAATCTAATGGTTTTATGAGGTATTTTTCCCAACACGTGTCATAATCAACATACTCACGAAACATTTCGGCAAATTTTGGGTCAACAAATCCCATAACATTCTGACCTAGTGGGTTTGGTGTTATCATATACGCAATTTTTATTTTATCAGCAGGTGTGATAATATTATATCTATGCGATAATTCCGAATTAGAATTTAAATAGACGTTATGCGAAATCGCTGCTCTACTATTCATAGGCACACTCTTTTCACTTAAATCATAATCGGTTCTTGAAACACCTGTTCCTTTACTAATTTCCACAATTGGAACATGCATGAACTGTTCTTTAACAGTCTTCAACCATTCCCGCATTTCTTTTTCATCACTATCAAGAATAATTTCTATACTATGATTCAAATGGGTTTTAACAAATTCTGGGGTTCCAGATTTGATAATATCAATCCCCATTTTTTTAATATATGGGTCATTTTCAGTATATTTCACACCCTCTAAATCAAATATTCGCATGAAATATTGTTTCTTTTTATTAAGGAATACTGCTTTATCCGCAATAGCTTCACGTGATGTACTAATTGCTTCACTTTCATAAGCATTTAAACATTTTGAAAGCTCATCATTGCAACTTTGCACAATCGGCATTAATTCAGCTTTAATTAAATTGTCTAAGAATTCAGTTATTTTAACCGCGGTTTTTTCACCCTTATAATATTTATTAACAACATCAGCTAACGTGATATACGCACTGTTATGCACAAGTATATTATTACCAAAGAAATTGTGATTATCTTCAACTTCAATATCATATACCCAATTTTCTTGTATGCCTAAATCAATTACTTCAAACTCTTCAAACTCTTCAAACTCTTCAAACTCTTTTAAATCATTCATTTTTTCATTTATACAAATAATTTTATCACCTTTAATAATATCTAATGGTTTCACTGAAATATATTCATTACATCTTGAAATAATGATTGAATGATCTTCGGTAACTATAACTTCGGAATCTTTATGTTTAATTTTAAACATTCTTTTTTTAACTTTATGCTTCATAATATATTTTATATTTTTTTGTTGAAGACATTTATCAGCACTTACACTATCCGCCCTTATTTTAATAAAAGGTTTTTTAATAAAATTATCAGAATCCCTTACAGTTATTTCACCAGGAACTACATCATATAAGTCTTCAATTTTAATGTCACCTTGTGATGTCCTAACTACCGTTGACCCAACAACACTATCCGTATCGTTATAAACCACAAAATCTTTGTCGATACCTGTTTTTTCTTTTAAATAATTGTTGATTCTAAGATTAAGTAAATGAATATAGAAACGGGTATTGCCAGTGACTGCCCTTGCAATATTTTCGTTGAACAATCTAAAATACTTATTACCTAAACAACCGTAAAGTGAGTTGATTAAAACTTTAGCCACTTTTTGTCCTGTGTCACATTGTTGTGCCATATAAACGGAATGTTTATATTCTTCAATAAGTTTTTTATTATTCCCCATTGTTTCTTTTAAATTTTCGGCTTTTTTGGCCCATTCATTCATTTCGGCTTTTTGTTTTTGTCTATCAATATATATTTCTTTGACTAGTCGAGGAATTATTCCTAGTGTTTTTTGGGAAAAGACTGCACCATTAATACCTAAAGAAAACCCATGTTCTTCTGCTAATTGTGAATAGCGTTCAAATATTTCAGGTTCTTTTAAATACATTTCAAAACGGGCTTCTTCATCTTCATTATTAAAATACGCTAAATTTAAATCTCTCATTTCAGGTGGTAAATCTTTTGGTTTAACATATGTTTCAGCACTCATATTAAATCCACGCATTGATAAGTTTGGATACGCTGAATCAATATCAACTGAAACAACCCAATCGTGTTTACCACTTTGTGGTTCTGCAACATAACCACCTTTGATTGGAATTTCTGATTCATCAACATCTAAGTTCGGCAAAATCATTTTTTCTAAATAAGCAACGTTGTTTATATAAGAACTCCAAGGTTTTACTGTGCCCATGGCATCATTGATGTTCACACCCATTTTACTTGCAATCATGATTAAAACATTACTTAGAAGTAGTTTATCATCTAATTTTTTAACAAGATGCGTATCAATACAGCCATAATGAACAAATAAATCGTTGGCTAAATCATGAATTTTTTCCTTTAACTCTTTAGTTGGGTTGTTTTTGTATTGCATTTGTAAGTTATACATTTTTTTATCATATTCATCTTCAGGTTCAGTTTCAGGAAAAATGTAATTTTCACCTGTTCGCATACCATCAAACGTACTATACATATCATGATTAATTTTTCTGTCACCAAGTTCTATAAATGAAATGTTATCAAGCGAATAACTTGCCCGGGGTTTAAACGTATATTTTTGATACATTTCTAAGTAATCCATATAGATTATGCCATCAGCAATCAACTTAAATGTGTCCCTAAATTTAACTGTCTTCATATCTAATTTGACTTTGTTGAATGGACTGAATTTATTCGTGTCTAATCCTAATTTCTTTGCTCTATTGTACATGTATGGATAATCGTAACCATTAGTATTCCACCCCATTACGATTAGTGGTTTCATTCTTGCAATCAATGTGAAATATGTTTCAAATAGTTGAATTTCATTTTTACAATTAATATATCTAACTTTAAAATCATATTCATAATTTTCTTGCCCCGTCCAATCACGTGTACCTAATAATATTAACGTTTCAGTGACGGAGTCATAAATCTGCATCAAAACAACTTCTTCTGCAACTTCAAATACATTAATTTTATTGTGTGCAGTTGTTTCAATATCTATGTACCACTTCCTTGGATTCATATTGTATAAACTATTTTCTGACTTCCAATAATTATCCCGAATATGAATTGAGTCTTGAGTGTTTTTACCATACGTAATACTTTCAGTAGGTTTACCATAACGTTTAGATAACCGAACATTCGAATCTAATAAATACTCGAATTTACCTTCTCTATCTTCAACATAATGCTCACTCGGCACAGATACTTTACTTACAAAAGAATCATTTAAAACCTCATCAAAGTAACGTTCGTATGTTACATATCCATCGCGGTATGTTCCTTCAAATAATTTACTCATTCGGCACCTTTTTCTATTCTTTTCAATTCTCTATTAGCAAAATACACAATCTTGTTCAATTCACGGGTATAATTAGTGGCATCATGTCTACCCATATTGAAAGTGAACGCTACCTTAAATATATTACCTTGTGAAAAATTCATTTCCCTTGATTCAATAACATCTTGTGCCATTTCCCATGTTTTATCAACACGGTAATAATCCGTTGAACCACCATTGTTTTCTGTATCAGACATATTAATCCTTAATATTTCATATTCGTATAAATTATAACGTTTGTTTTATTAAAACCTGTCAATCCCCAATACCTAATTCGGCGAAAATATCGTTAATATCGTTATTAAAAGGGTCTTTAGCTTCGGGCGGTGTTGATTTATTTAGAATTTCATAATCATTTCTAACAATGTTCTTAACTTCAGTATTTGCATAGTTTTCTGCATGTTTTTGTTTATCTGCAGTTACAATTCCAAAGTCATCATCAAGCCCCTTCGATGTGTTAAATGATGAAACTTCGTTAATACTGGTGGCATCTTGAATCAGCATATCTGAAAATCTCATATGACTATAGTCAATATTCATCATCCACGTATCTGTACGACCGTTGAACCTGTTTTTAGTACACTTAGCAACAATCTCCCCACGTTCTTTCATTTCATCATCTTGAAGTAAAAAAAGCATCCAATCAGCTGTCATTACTGAACCAAGTGAATCTGAAACAGATGAGTTATCTGCATCATCGGTATTATTTACTGCGCTCCGATTTAACTGACTTGCACTAATAATTGGTAATTTTAACTTACCTCCAACAGAACGTAATTCTTCAGCAATACTTTTAACATAAGAATATAAACCGGCACTTGGTGAAATCAAATCTGACTTCATAATACCTAAATAATCAACAAAAACTGCATCAAATTCAATACCCTTTTCAATCTTATATGATTCAACTAATTGTTCAAGCATTAATGGTGAAAAGGAACCAGTTGGATAATCTTTTACAAAGAACTTACCACAAGTTCCTGATGACTTAATTTTATTATAAGCACTTTTAACCATTTCTTTTGTAACCCTAACGTGCATAGGATCATCTTCCATGATTTGTTTCATCTCACCATCAGTTTTACTCAAATCTATTAAAGAATTAATAGGTAAATCCATTGCATTGGCATGAACCCGTTTCATAATTTCTTTATCAGCCATTTCAAGAGAAACTAAAAGAATATTTTTATTGTCTTTAACCATTCCTGAAATTAAATCAGTCATTAATAACGAGTTGTGATAAATCGCACCATTCGGTGCATAATACCAATGTGGGGCATCAATATTGATATCATATCCATGATGTTTGCCAATGTCTAACCTTTCAGTAATATTCAAACGACCGTGTTTACTATCCACGAATTCTGCGTCTTTTGCAAATACTTCTTGCCCTTCAACGGAAAATATGTGAGTGTCCGCAACGTTACATTCGGAACCATCATCAAATTTTAAATTATGCATATCTAAATCGTTTTTGATAACTCCACCACGAATTTTTACATAACCTGATGGAGATTCTACGTATAATGGTTTATCACTATACTGTGCCTTATTAAAATCTGTTTGGGAAAATTCTAAAAGCTCAAATAATTCCTCGTATGTAACTTTTAATCCCTTTAAATCCTGCATTGTCAATCCTTTTAAAAAATGGTTTAATTAATTTCGGGGTTAAAATCAAAGCGTCATATCTAGACTCTTTCATTTTCATTTTATCATTATATTCAGTATTATTCAAAGTACCTGCGATTTCAATGTACAAATCAAATTCTTCGATAAAGAAATCCGTTTTATGCTTTGTTTGGTTTAAGTATAGTTTCTCTAAAGTGAACGGTACATTTCTATCCTTTAAATTGAAATAGAAGTCTATCTCAATAGAAGACCTTAGATATCCTTCGGGTACAGTTAGGGTGTAGCATCTACCGTTTTTAAATATTTGATTTTTATTTGGGAATTTAAAACTTAACGTTTCTAATATTTGGCAAGGATGGGTCTTCGCATTACCAAAAAACGGAAGTTTGTTAACGAATTCATCTCTAGTAAGATATTTCCATTTAGATTTTGTTAATTCTTCAACAATATATTTTCTCAAATCCTCGTCATCGTAAATCAAAACTTTTCCAATATTACATAGCCGTTTAAAATATGCGTCCTTTGTTTCATCATTTCGAATTAGACATGCATTTTTACGTCTATTAACGTCATCTATTTCATTTTGTGTTTTACTATTCAACGTGTTCATCCATTTACGTTGTCTTTCGTTAAACACAACAGTTCCCTCTATTTTCCCGTATTTTTTAATGCATGTTTCCAAAGAAAAGGTTCGTTGCCTTTTACTCAACTCGGTTTTCGCTTCACTTTCTGAAAACCCTCTGTTTAAATAATATTCTAACTGTGTCGGCAACATACCAACATACTTCTCAGGTGTTTCCATCTTTTTTATCTTTAATTTCAATGAATTTTGACGTTGAATATCAGAATTCCTAAATGATTTCCCTCTTGCGTGATTGATGCGATTGGCTTTTTCGTAGCCGAACCGAGCAATAAGACCTTCTTTAGAAGATGATTCCCGAACTTTATCCAAATATTTCCTATATTTAAGTACCCCATTTTTCCCATATCTTAAATAAAAATTCAGCATATCGTTTACGTTACTACCCCTTGTTTGAAGTCTTTTTAATCTTCTATACCAAAACTTCACATTATTCAGTTTAAAATTATATATACGTTGATATGTTGAATTTGTGTAATTAGTTGTTTTTGAAACAAAATTATACAATTCTTTCAATTCTGTAAAATTCCATTTCAAATCTTTAAATAGCTTTCGTTTTAATATCCTTCTTACTTCTGATGTCATCTAATTTTTCCTTGTAAATATCGTAATGGGTGACATCTAAAAATATATTTATATAATCAGTTGATTTACTACATTTACCAATTCCGGATGCCGCTAATATTAGTGATAATGTTTCAGGTAAAAAACCAGCACCTAAACGTTTATTAAGTTCTTTATGTTGCGTCCTGATACCTAACATTCTTTCTGAATAATACGCAATCATTTCATCAATATCATCAAAATCTAGCCCAAGCTCAGAGTCAACAGAAACTTTTGACATCTCCTCCATTAACTGTTTAGCTTCTAATTTCAGTTTTTCATCTTTCTTCATCAATCCATCAGAACCTTTCATCAAAGCTTCTGTATATAAGGCATCTTGAATCCATGAAACTGTTTCTTTAATCATGAATTTGATATTAGTTACTTCTGAAACAGAATTTGCTTCTTTAAGAGATTTAACTATTTCAGATCGGATTTCAGAATTTGCAACATTTTTTACTTGTGCAACTAATTCAGTTAATGATGGAATATCTCTGTATTCTGAATAATACCCTTTGATGAGGGTGAAAACTTCTTGATTTCCTGGGTTATTGAAATATTTTGGTTTGATAATTGGTAATACTTTACCAAAAAACTCGCCTGAATTGATAAGTTTATTAATTAAAATATTTTCAAAATTTGTTATGTGTTCTGACATTGTAATCCTTCATTTGATTCATTTGTTTCTATTATAGGATTTATTATATAGTGAATTTGTTTAAAATATGTTGAACTTTTAAACAAAATTTTCAGGAAACCTGTCTATATATATTTCGGCATTACTTTTATTTGATTGTTAACTGATTCAACTAATACTTTAAGTTCATTATGAATGTTTGTATCATCATGTGTTGGATACGTTTGCGTTTCTTGTATTCTCGTCTTATATTTTTTCATTAACTTTTAAGAAAGCACTTGGTGGTGTTGGGAATTTAATACCGTAATTCTTATTAAACGCAGCTGTTAAATGAGATGTGTATTTAGTTTGTAATCCATTCAACTGATCTTTGTACTTATTTAATTTCAAAATCAAATTAGATATTTCTTTTAATTCATCGTTATTTAGTATTACAGTATTTTTTAAATTATCATACCGTTCAAAAATAGCGTTTTACGGTATCTTAATATTCCTGACAATAAGTTGTAACTAATTTACCACTTATTAAATACTCGTCATGCATTGCATCAAAATCATATAGAAACAACACTCCACTGATTTCAAAATTTTGTCCTGGACGACCTGAGCCAGTCTTAACTGCTGGAATAAATTGACTAATAGTGCTCATTTCAAATTTATCAAAGTTCAGAGGGTTGCCATCACCAATTGTAATATGCCCTTTCCAAATACCATGCCATCCTGGATAATATTTAGGTGTTTCTAAATCACCTTCACCCCAACAAGTCTTATATCCTCTGGGTGAACTATGAGAATTACTACATCTACCATACGAAGATGGGTATTCAGTAAATGTTATATGTACATCGACCTTTGCAAAAGCATCAACTAACCCAACAATAAATTCATGTACAGATTTGGATGTTTTTTGAATATCACTTAACTCTGCTTTTAATTTTTGTGTGGCATTTGCTTTAGTTATATATAATTTACAAGTATCTATATGTGAAAGAACCTCAGATATACTTGAGAAATTATCTTCACAATGTGGACACGTATATACTTTTACCGTTTTAGTTGTTAAAATTGGTTTCATCTTTTACCTCAAAGCATTACGAAAATTGATACACCATTACCAATAGTGATGTCGTGTTTAGGATTTAATATAACATCATTATCTGTATTATAACCGAGTGGAATACCTTTTTCAAGAGTAATAAATTCAGTGCAAATTTCTTTCCATGTTTGTTCCTTTTGATTAGGAATAACAGTAATAGATTGCCCATTGAAATCGAATAAATTTTCAAAAATCTTTTCACTTCCAGGTATATCAGCGGTTCGAACAATCAATTCAGGATATGCCCGAACTTGACGAATAACATTATCACAACCATTTTCTAATAATAGTTCTTTACCTTCATTATCCGTATATTCACTAATAATACGTGCAGTTGTTCCAATCTTTTTAATATTCATTAATGTCATTAGTGTATCGCTATCACACTTCACAAAAACTCCAAAAATGAAAATGTAATCAGCGAATTTAAACCCCGTTTTTAACAAATCTGATTTTGTTAGTCCAACACCATCCACATATTTCCAATCACGTAAAGATGCCGGTAATCCAATACCTGAATAATGGTCACTTAAAATGATGACTTTTTTACCTTTTAGATTTTTTGAATTATCAATTTGGTCTTTCATCATTGTTAAGTATTTTTCCGTGTTAATATCTGGTACATTTACTATGACAATATGATTTTGCATATTTTCAAAACTAACTTTTCCCATCTTCTTATTCTCTCTTTTCTCGATAAAAAATTCAATTATATTACCTGACACAACTCCAATCAACACCAATGATGGTATGTATAGGAATATAACGGAAATCGTTCTGCCTAACCCAGTACTTGCTGAAAGGTCACCATAACCAACCGTAGTGATTGAACTTAATGCCAACCACCAAGCGTCACCATAACTAAAGTCTTCAATTTGAATAATTAGCAATGTAAAAATAAACATCGACAATACAGCAAATAAAAATGTTCTAAGGAACTTAAAAAAGTACCCATCGCTAAAAATAAAATCTCTCATACTCAGACCTTCGGCTTAGATGTAAAAAACCTTTTCAATGGATTCAACAACTCTTTGGGCTTCTTTCATTAATGTTTTAAAACTAACGTTACCCTTTAAAGGAAATGTAAAGGCATATTTATGTCCATATTCTGCATTACCTGTTAATAATTCTCTAAGTTTATTAATCTTATCATCTCCAAATGGAGCTTCTTGGCGAATTCTGACACGAATTACTCCATAACTATTAATTCCAATAACGAAGTTTTGACCATTTTTCATTTCATTTAACATTACATGATTAAAATATTCATCAATAAAACATAGTGTAATACCATCACTTCTTTGAATAAGTTTCCTTGACTCAAAATCTTCAACAGTAGTTCGACATTTCTCGTTTATTTCATTAACAACAGTTTTGAAGTTAGTAGGTAATTTATAACCGTTAGCTACAATATCTTTTGTTAACTGAGTAATATCATTAACTTCCCAAAAATAATTATTCAAATCCTGCGAAAAATCGAAAATAACATCGTTTTTCTGCCATAAATCATATACATCAATAATGTATGTTAACTTTTCGAGGTTTGGATTGCCCGAATTCGAAAAATACTCAAAACACAGTTTAGTAGCTGATTTAGTAGTATCATGTATCACTTTCATATTAGACATATCATCAAAAAAACCTTCAGATTGCATATGATGGTCAATTAGTGTTAAGTGTACACCATTATTAGTCAATTCATATAAACGCATTAGTGAATCTTTATTAACTGAAAATGTTACATCGGTTATTAGAATATGCTTAATATTATTTTGTTCAGTATAATTAATAATTTCCGTGATTCTTTCAGGAATATTATAATAATTGGTGTGGAAATATTTCTTTTGAACTGTTGGAAATTTATATTCAATATTTAGACTACAACCCATTTGGTCTAAGTCATTATGTCCAAAAATAATAATTTCTTGAGAGTTATCCATCAATTGAATCCTTGTATTGTTTTAACTGTTTTTTAAATTCATCTTTTAATGATTTATTATCATCGCCATATTTAACACTTTTGTATTGAAAATATGCAATCTGAAAAATTACAAATACCCCATATGTAAACATTGATGATAAATCAGTCAAAGTTGCAAATGAAGTGGCATCATAATTAATAGAACTTATAACTCTATCAATGAGCAATAAATGAATAAATGGGAAAATAACTGTATAGTATTTCAACAGTACTTTATTTTTTACAGGAATTTTGTTTGGAGTAACAAACAATATTAATGTGAACGAAATTGCGTATAAAGTGAGTGAAATAATCGGTATGTATATTACCCACTCAAATGCGTTAATTAAACGTTCCCCAAAATAACCATCACCCACATAAAATCCAATAAGTCCGACAGTTGTTAGTGCTAATATTGGGGCTAAAAAATCTTTCATGTCTATCCTCTTTATATTTGTTAATATTTTAACGTTTTAAATCTCGTTCTGAATAAACGTTAACAATCATTTTCAGTTCGTCTTTATCTATTTCTTCTAAATATTCTTTTGCTTTTTCTTCAGTAATCTTAAAGTGTTCTTGTAGATACGCTACTGATTTATGTGATTCATTTGAAACTTTTTTAGGAAATTGAATATATTTAATCTTACCCGCAAACGCTTTTTGAATCAATTCATACTGATTTTCAACAGGAATATTGTAATAGTAATTTATTTGGTTTGAAGCTAATATAGTTCTTGGATTAAATGACAGCCATCGACAAAACATAAATGATGAAATCTTATTTAGTTCTAATTTTGTTGGTTTTGATTTTGGGTTCAATACACTAGTAAATACTTTAAACATACGTTATTCCTTTAAAATTGTTCCCATGAAATGAATGTTTCTAAATCTTCACATAATACTCCTGATTCACCCATATGATATACTTTACGCGATTTACACTCACCATTGCTTAAATTCTCTGTTACTGTGCCTAATTCACCAACATTATGTAAAATGTATCTAGGTTTATTAGGTGTTTCTCTAGTTGACGGATTGTTAGATTTTAATTGTACTAATGGGGTTGTCATGGTAACTTTTGAAAATTTAACAACTTTTTGAGTTTTTCGCTTAGAAACTTTTTTAGACTTTGGCGTAGTTGATTCGGCCAATTTAAAGTTCTTTGGGAAAACGATACTATTTGAGATACTTGACACTGGTAACACTCCTTAGTTAAATCTTATTATTGTTTTTAATGTTTCAAGATGTATTATAATATAAATTAGTGAAAAAGTCAATATAAATTATTTTTGTTTATTGTATAAATAATAACAATAGTGATATTCTTTTTGAATGTTCCCATTAGAATATTATAACATAAACGTATTTAAAAAAGGATTAACACATGGAACTAAATGTAGCTCAAGACATTATACTATTTAAGGAAAAAAGTTTTGTGTGTCTTTCAGAAAACTACAATTCAGTTATTATATCACGTGTTGATGATGACCATATTTTTCATCCAATTGAGGGTAATTTGTTATATGATATTACAATAACAGCAAATGCATCAATCAACTCATTCAGTATTAAAGGCAAGATGTACTGTATTTTTGAACCATCTAGAAATTTATTATTTAAAAATATCTCACTTATTTCAAAAGAAACATTATCAGAACTTAAAGATGTTGATGAGGAAGATGTAATTTTTAAAATAGGTAAATGTGCTATTATTAAAAGACATTATTATTACTATAAATCACCTCAACTAGTTAACCGTTGTTTCTTAAATACCCCTATTACAATTCTAAACTGTTTCAAACCAAAATTATAAAAGGTGAAATATGCCAAGTAAAATAGATCCTCAATATCCACGAATTGATAAACGAATTGCGGAAAGAAGCACAGTGGAAAAGTATGGCCCAATTTTTATAGCTGTTGTTGCTATATTGGGCAGTGCTGTTACAATTTATACATCTATTGTCACAAAACTGGAAATAGGTAATTTAAAACAAGTGTATATTGAAACTAAAGTTGCTGAGTTTGAAATTCGTTTTAAAGAATACCGAATTTCAAATAAAGTCGTTCTTGAAAATCTTCACAAAGGAATGCGTGAGTTAGACACATCTATAGATAATATTGAAAATAAAAATATGGAACAATTGTCAGTAATCAACAGAAAATTGGATAACTTAACAAATAAATTCCAAAATAAGTAAGGTGTATATACACCTTTATCTCACATAAAGAGTTTATTTTTCACGGGCTATCTAATTTTGTTTAAAATACTAGAAAGTTTATAAATAAATTCTTCAACATCTTCAATATCATTAAATTTGTTTAATGTATTTAATTAACCCAAATTCTTAACCCAAATTTCATCAACTCGTTTAGATAATTGTTTAGTTTGGATAAAGTTTAAATAATATTTTTCAACCTTTATTGTTCTTTTTGTTTTAAAGTTGAATGTTTCCAGTTCAATGAACTTACCAACAACCCCATGTCTATCAGTTATATTAATTATTTTTCGTGATTCACCTTCATCTATTGTCAGTATACCTTCATTAAGAAGTCTGTTATACATTACAAAATTTACTTCTTTATCTTTCAAATCATCAAATATCGCATTAACATTTTTAATTGTAAATAAATTCATGTGCGTTTCCTTGTTTTCTTTATTTCTTGAATCTATTATAACTTAAAATTGGCTGAATGTAAATAACTATTTTTCTTTAGTTAACAAAATATACTCACTAAATTACAATCCGTTTGGAACGGACTGTAATATCCCTTGAAATACAGTAAAATTTATAATGACATACGTTTTTGAATACTTGCGGTTTCTACTTTTGAAATACCATCTTCCTTTAAGTATGATTCAGTAGCAGTTTTAATTCTTGGATTTAAACGTTTATTAATTTCTGAACCTAAGTCTGCTGGTAAAATGGTATCATTATCAAATAATTCTTCAAAATCCTCTACATCTAACTCGTTTTCTTCCCAAATAACTTTCGATTCATCAAAGGTTAATTCGCGGAATTCTAATAAGTCAAATAACCGGCCTTTTCTAAGTAAAGCGGTATCAATATTATCATGTGATTGATTAGTAGTGATAATAAACTTTGTTTTGTTTTTTTCTACACCATCAGTAAATGTCAGAAAATGGTCAAGGAAAATATTCTTATTTGCATCATCTTGCGTCATAACATCCGCATCACGGCTTGTTAGCATGTGGTCTAAATCATCAATAAACACGAAATCTGGTTGTAACTCTTCTAATCTACCCCAAAATTCATCAAGACTTAACACATCAATACCTTTAACGTTTACAACCATCATAAATTGGCTTTCAACTGAGGATTCTTCAGTTACTTTATTATATGGTAAATTGTCAGGATTAGAGATTGCATGTTTCAGAGCTAAAGCTAATATTTTCGATTTACCAGTGCCAGGTTTCCCAGCTAATAACATAATATTTTCATCACCTGTGAAAAATTGGTCGAACATCATACCTGTATCTAAATAAGGATAATAAGACTTTGAAATATATTCTAACTCTTCAACTTCAAGTTCAGATGATTTTTCAATTAATTGACCACCTTGTATTCCATAAGAATACATGTAACTAACCATATCTGTATTTGGTTCAACAACTTCATTATAGATGTCCCAAATAACTTGTGATTCTTCATTAGTCTTTGAAATAAATGAACACAATAATTCAGTTGAATTTCCTTGTACATAAATGAGTAAATCTTTACCAATGTATTTCTTGAAAACCCTATTCTTAGTTCTTGAAAAATCAAATTTAGTTAAGTCTGTGTGAACCAATTCAACTTTGTTTAAAATTTTATCAAATTCTTTAGACTTACACAATAAATCTTTAATATTATAGATGAAACCCTGTGAAACATCATTATAATCCATTACTATATCTTCAATTGATGTTTCAGAATTATGATTAACTGTTAAACTTAAATTTTTAATCATTTTGGTTCCTTTCTAGTTGTGATAATTTTTACAAGTGAACCTAAATCATTCATTAAGTAAACTGGCCATGTTAATGATTCTAAAACATCCCAAGCATCAACTCTTCGTTCATTAAACCCTGCAAATACAGAATTAATTAATAATAAAACTACTGCTATTTCTAAATAAATCTGAAGTCCTAACATAACTCCTTCAATGGTAAAATTAATCATACTTCTCCTTAGTCGTTTAAATCTTCTGAATATTCATTATTTAATACTATAAACTCACTTGGTATAAGTGTTGGTAAGGCTCCACTATAATCTGTACTCAATGTAATGTGTGGTTTATATTCGTCATGTGAATATTTTGCTCCATGTTTTTTCATTAAATATTTATGTCTCTTTGTTAAAAATTCACAATTCAACAATAATACTAAATAATTAGTATCACCTTCAAAAATTTCAAAGCCTTTTGGTCTTGCAATTTCTCTAATTTCACCAATAGGTTTATAATTAGGTAAATATTTAGTACTGTATAATAATGTACAATGTAAATCGTCCACTGTAACTGGATTTTCAATATCTAATTCTTTAATTAGGTTCATTAAATAATGATTTGTAAGATCAGAAAACTTTACAGCTGCATATGTACCTTTTTGGGTAGTTTCTTTTAAAAAATCACTAAAACTCATATATGTACCTTATTTGCGTAATGACATTAATTCTGTTAGACATGCTGATAAATTAAGATTTGAATCTCTCACGGATTCAGCCATGTGTTGATATTTTGCAGTAGTAATTACAACTTGTGGGTAACTTTCAGGTTTGAAATATTTACTAGCATTCTTATATAAAAAACTATACATGTTTGATGGTGCATTCAACTTATTCACTTCGGTAATCATTTGTGTAAAAGTATTTACACTAACTTGTTGCATAACAGTATCAAATTTATGAATATCATCTAATTCACTTTCATTAACTTTAAGAACACCATCATTAGAAAACTTTCGTAAAGCTCCAATCATTGAACGAATTTTTGGATAATACGTATAGATAATTGGAACTAAATCTTTTTTATCGTATGTGATGTTTTCATTTTCAAGAATCCAACATAATCTACCGAAAATAGGTTTACGCATTTCCTCAATTGGAAAAGAATTAAAATCATATACTTCTAAGCGTTCTAAAAGGGGCTCGATAATTTTTTCTTTGTAGTTACCGGTAAAGATAAACCTACAATTTTGAGAAAATTCATCAATGAATCCACGGAATGCTGCTTGACCGTCTTTACTAAAATGGTCAAATTCGTCCATAACAACAATTTTAATATTATCATCAAATGCAGATTGTGATGCAAATCTTTGGATTTGTCCACGAAGTGTATCAATACCTTTATCCATTGATGCATTAATCCACTTAGCTTCACCACCCAATTCTGTAATAATTGCATTAGCTGTTGAACTTTTTCCAGTTCCAGGTGAACTAGAAAATAATCCAAGCGGTGGCATATTTTGTGTTTCAATATATTTTTTTAGTTTGTTTTTCAATTCAACCGGTAATACTAAATCATCAATACATTGTGGTTTGTATTTTTCATACCACACGGATTTCTTTTCATCAATAATTTTCATTGGGTTTAAGTGTTCTGACATATTCTATCCTTTTTGTTTGATCGAATAATATTATATTACAATATTATTTAATTTCTCTTATTAAATACCATAATTTTTTCATGGTCATTTTTATCTGTATTCCTTTATTTCTTCATAAATATGACGACTCTTTCATCATATGGATATACTTTTCCATCATCATCCACGTAATCACTTACACCATTTTGAATAGCATAGGCTTCGCCTGGGTTTCCAGTATTCATAGATGTATCAATTTTAAATCCATTACGGCTATATAATGAATATAATTGTCCTGATATTTTTCCATCAATACGAGTAGCAAAACAATCTAAATGTTTAGCCCCGTTTTTAATGGCATCTTGTACAATAGCGGAACCTGAACTACCTTTAGAGCTAAAAACAGAAACTAATTCAGACTTATGTAAAGCATATCCACTTGAGTTATTAATTCCTAAATAACATTTCATATCTTTATATTCGTTCACTGAATATACACTTAATGTATCTAAGCCCTTTGCTTCATCACCTCTAGCCATATCATTGATTTTAATTTTAGATACAGCTTTGTAAAAAACTCTAGCAGATACTTCGTTAAAGTTGTCACCTGTGTTTTTATCTAACCTTTGGCCTTTTTGTAATTCAACATCTGATAGTTTGCCCATATCTTTAAAACGTTCTAAGTATACCCTAAAATTCATAATCTGTTCTCATATTTTGAAATAATTTCTAAAATATTATTTATAAATTTTTTAAGTTCAAAAAAATATGGGGATTTACTCATATCTTCATTAAGGTATAATTTTTTATTAACTTCAATCATAACGGATTCAACTCTTGAATCATTTATATAATTAGTTGGTACTAAAGATCCATAATAAGGCGAATTGACACCTACTGTATACCCATTATTTCTGATATACTCAATAATTTCTTTATTAAGTGCAGATTCTTCATTGAACCCTATACAAAAATCAAAATCTGACATATCCTTTGGAAAACTGTGACAATCAACCACAACAACACTATTGAAATATGCTAAGGTTTTAGCGGTTAATTTATTCAACTTGGTATGATGTTTATAATAATAACTTAATATTTCTTCTTTATCAATAGGTGCAATATCATTATTTCTAGTACCTTTAGTATAAGAAATTCCGTGTCCCACTTTGACCATTTCTTCTTTGTCATCAGTAAATCTTTCAACATCACAAACAAAACGGGAAATATCAAATACAACCCTATCTGAATCAGTATGTTGAAATAATTCATCTGTGTACCAATCCGTTAAATAATCAATATCAAACTTTTCAATATTTCGTCCTAACGTATTTACACTTGAATGTGGAATATGTAAAATCATATTATATTATTTCCTTCTCATCACCATCAAACTAATTCTGTATCATATTGATAAATGATATTATATTTCGTTTTAAAGTTTTAAAACTTACGAAACTCTAAACATACTTTTTCGATCTCACTTATAACACGTAATTGTGTTGCTGTTAAACCTTCACGATTATTTCTGAGGTTGGTCATCATATCTAAAGTGTTTTCAACGTATTTTATACGGGGAGTGTCTGAAACATTAGCTAATCTATCTATAAGTTTTAAAAGGAAAGCGTATTTTGACATTCCTATCATTTTAACTTTTAAATATTCATTCTTGCCAAGTTCTTTGATTTTTTCATCATCATTGGTTAATTCCAAAACGATTGAAGCAACCATCGGATTAAATTCACGCTCTAATTCAGAATATGAACAATCTGTATCTTCTAAAGTATCATGTAATAATGCTGCACATTGAAGATTTTCGAGATTTTTCGAATCTTTTTTATACTTTGAAGTGAGATGCATAACAGTCATAGGATGAACTATATAAGGTAAATAAGTATCATTGCGTTCTTGTCCAAAATGTTTTTGAGCTGCGAATTGTATTGCTTTTATAACTAACATCTTATATCCCCTTTTTGTTTATTATAACAAAATAAAATACAAAATGCAAATAATTTAAAATAATTTAAAATAATTTAAAATAAGTTAAAATAATTTAAAATAAACTAACTAAATACCAAAACCCACCAATAATAACCAACCCTAAAGCAATCACTAATGATAGTATAACAACAACTTTTAAAAATAATCCATTAATAGTTGTGTTTATGACGTTATTGATAGCATC